TCATGAAAGCCCCGCAGCAATCTCTGAAAGCTTGGACTCAACAAAAGTGGAGGACTAAAAGTGGCAAGAGGTCATCTGATACTGGGGAGCGCTATCTCCCAGAGGCGGCGATTAAATCTCTTTCATCAGCAGAGTATGCAGCAACCACCCGAGCCAAAAGAGCGGGAAAATCAAAAGGGATTCAGTTTGTTTCTCAACCCAAGAGTATTGCCAAAAAGGTGGCCCCATTTCGGAAGGTAGGTAAATGAGTACAACCGGACTTACCACATTCAATCCCAATCTCAATGAGATTGTGGAAGAAGCTTTTGAGCGTTGTGGTCAAGAGCTTCGTTCGGGCTATGACCTGAGAACGGCAAGGCGAAGTTTAAACTTGATGCTATCGGAGTGGGCTAATCGCGGGATTAACCTCTGGACTCTAGAGCAAGGGTCTATCATGCTGATGGCTAACCAGATTACTTACCCATTGCCCATCAATACGGTTGACCTAGTTGAGACCATCATTCGCACCGGCACGGGAACAAACCAGACAGACATCAATATTTCCCGGATCTCGGTCAGTACTTACTCAACCATCCCCAATAAACTGGCTACGGGTAGACCCATCCAGATCTACATTGACCGACAGGGTGGTCAGACCTATACATTTACCGGCACCTTAGCTGCAAATATAAATTCCACAGTCACAACCATTCCAATGTCCAGCCTTGCTCAAGTACCTTATGCAGGGTATGCAAACATTGATACCGAAACGGTGTACTACTATGGAACCACCACACAAGCTGAGAATGTTGCAACTGGAACTTCGGCATATGCAACGCTTAACAACGTGGTGCGCGGCCAGAATAATACGACGGCTGCGTCTCATACGTCGGGCGATACGGTTACGAATACAAAGTTTCCGAACGTAACAGTATGGCCTGCTCCTGATCAGGGTTCAGTCTCTTCACCTTATTACTACCTGATCTACTGGCGTTTACGAAGACTTCAGGATGCTGGCAACGGGGTGAATGTTGAAGACATTCCCTTCCGCTTCCAAGAGGCATTGATTGCGGGATTAGCTTATAAACTATCCATGAAGATCCCACAGGCTATGGAGCGGATGCCTATGCTGAAAGCTCAATATGATGAGGCATGGCAGTTTGCTGCCGATGAAGATCGGGAGAAGGCTCCTATCCGTTTTGTGCCACGGCAAAGCTTCTTAGGAACTGGCGGCAATGCCTAATCAGTTTGCTAGTGGTAAGTATGCGATATCGCAATGTGACAGATGCGGGTTTCGCTACAAGCTTAAACAGTTAAAACCGCTGACAATTAAGACAAAAAATGTCAATATACTGGTGTGTCCTACTTGCTGGGAACCTGATCAACCTCAGTTGCAATTGGGGATGTATCCGGTTAATGACCCGCAAGCAGTTCGGAATCCACGTCCCGATTCCAACTCTTACTACCAGTCAGGATACAACGGGATGCAGACCAACAACGATGTCGGGCCTAGCCCGCTATATACCGGAGTTCCCTCTGAAGGAAGCCGTGTGATTGAGTGGGGCTTCAATCCTGTTGGTGGTTCCCGATCCTACGATGCCGATCTGACCCCTAATCATCTGGTGGGTCAGTCAAGTTTAAACAGTGTCACAGCCGCATAGGAGCAGACATGAAAACGATGGAAGCGCTGAAAAAGCATATGGCAAAAGGCAAGGGAGCACATCCTGATCCTGATGTTAAGAAAATGAGGAAGGGTGGTCCGACTTCTGAAATGATGCGCCGGGAAGGACGTAATCTGGCACGGGTCGCTAACCAAAGAGGTAAGTGATGGCTAAATATTCCATGAAGATGGGCGGCAAAGAAGTAGGTCAAGCATCTACTTATGCCGAGCCGCATACGATGACCGGGGCTAAGGTAGTTGCTTCTCCTAATCCCGGCAAAGAGATGCCTTACAATATGCCCAAGGATTGGCAACCAACACATGGTGTGGCGATGAATCCTAACAGTCAGGTTAAGACTACAGGCATCAAGATGCGTGGTGCTGGGGCTGCAACCAAAGGCGTTATGTGTAGGGGTCCGATGGCGTGAATTGGTATTCCCTTAAGCAGCAGATCCAAAACTATCTGGAGACATCGTTCTCCACTGATAGTCTGACGACGTTTACGCAACAAGCTGAACAGCGGATATTCAATACTGTCCAGTTCCCAAGTCTGCGTAAAAACGTCACGGGGGTTTGCTCTTCAGATAACCGATACCTAAGTTGCCCCGACGATTTCTTAGCCGTTTATTCAATGGCTGTGATTGACAATGATGGCTCCTATCATTATCTGCTTAACAAGGACGTGAACTTTATACGGGAGTCATTTCCTATTCCCACAGGTGCTGGGAATACAGGGCGTCCTTATTGCTATGCCTTATTCGGCCCAACAGTGGTTGGCGGGTCTATATCCACAGAGTTGAGCTTCATTCTTGGCCCGACGCCAGATGCTGGATATTCCGTGGAGTTGCATTATTTTTATTATCCAGAGTCCATCACGGTTGGGGATGATGACAATAAAACAACTTGGCTTAGTGATAACTTTGATACGGTCTTGCTCTATGGGGCATTAGTAGAAGCTTCCACTTTCTTGAAAGCAGAACCGGATCAGATAGCCAATATAACGAACCGATATAAAGAAGCCCTCATACTTGCAAAACGCCTTGGTGATGGTCTTGAAAGACAGGATGCTTACCGATCTGGTCAGGTGCGGGATAAGGTGGTCTGATGGCAATTATCCAAACACTAACGACCAGCTTCAAAGTGGAGTTAGCCCAAGGGCTGCATAACTTTACGACGGGGACAGGCGATGTGTTTAAACTGGCCTTATATACCGCCAATGCGGATCTCGGTGCCTCTACTACTGCGTACACGACAGCCGGGGAGGTGTCCTCCAGTGGAACCAACTATACCGCTGGGGGCATCACACTCACAAACATCACACCAGCCTTTCAAGGAACAACTGCTTATTGGTCATTTGAAAATGCGACGTTCAGCAACGTGACATTGACGACCAATGGCGCTTTGATCTACAACAGCAGCCAAGGAAACAGGTCAGTGTGTGTTTTAAATTTCGGGGTTAATATCACCAAAACGGCACAGAATCTGGTTATTACGTTTCCAGTTGACGATGCCACTAACGCAATTATGAGGATTGCATAATGGAACTGAAAGCAAAAATTATTGACGTTGCCGCAAGTGGCTTGATCACCAGCCCTCAAGCGACTGAAGGTTTGAAAGCAACCGGCAAGTATATTGCTGAGTGCTTTGACAAAGACGGCAACTTAAAGTGGGTTGCAGAGACTAAAAACCTAGTGGTTAATGTTGGTCTGCAATATATGGCTGGTACTGCTTTAACCAGCACAACGCAGATCACCAGTTGGTATTTAGGTGTATATGGGGCTGCATCAAGTAACAACCCAGCCGCTAGTGACACGATGTCGTCTCATGCTGGGTGGACGGAAGTAACCGCTTATAGTGAATCAACCCGTCCGGCGGCTACGTTTGCAGCAGCAACAAGTGCCAATCCTTCAGTGGTAACTAATTCTGCTAGCAAAGCTCAGTACACGATCAACGGTACGACGACCATTGGCGGTGCTTTTTTAACAAGCAGCAGCACGAAAAGTGGTACGACTGGCACGTTGTTTTCAGCGGCAGATTTCCAATCGCCAGGGGATCGTTCAGTAGTGAACGGTGACATCCTGCTTGTAACTTACACCTTCAGCTTGTCAGCATGATATGGCTTTTGTTGTCGCAGACCGTGTACAGGAGACTACGGCTACCACTGGTACAGGCACGATAACGCTTGCCGGTGCGGTTGTAGGTTTCCAATCGTTTTCCGTCATAGGAAACGGAAACAATACCTATTACACCATTGCAGATCAATCAGGTTCAAACTGGGAAGTCGGGGTAGGAACGTACACATCCAGTGGAACGACGTTATCAAGAGACACGGTTATATCGTCTAGTAATTCAGGCTCACTGGTGAACTTTGGTTCAGGCACAAAAAACGTCTTTGTGACTTATCCTTCGGTGGTTACGTCCATCGGTAGTCGGCAAGCTTGGTTTCTTTCGTAAGGAATAAAGATGGCTACTTTGGTTCTTGATGCCACGACAAAGACCATCAAAGCGGTCATGTCCGGGGCCGCAACGGCAAATAACCCGGAGTTCACGGCATCCTATGCTGATAACACAGCATCTTCACTGGTAGAAGGTGCTAATGATGGCGCATTAAATGGCACCTCGGCGGTCACACTTGTATCAGCACCAGCCGCATCAACAAGGCGTGTCATCAAATGGATCACCATCCAAAACAAAGATACAGCCGCAGCGACGGTTACGATCACTTATGACACCAGCGGGACAGGTCGGCAGATTGCCAAGGTAACGCTTCAGCCTAACGATACATGGACAACTGACGGCACGTTTGATTCCACCGGATCGTTAAAACAAACCTTTGTATACGGCACGGTCAGTCTTACATCTCAAGTATCGGGTGTTTTACCGATAGCTAATGGTGGTACGAATACTTCATCCACGCCAACACAAGGTGGTGCGGCTTATGGTACGGGTACTGCACTGGCTTACACGGCGGCAGGAACGTCGGGACAAGTCTTAACATCTAACGGCACATCAGCCCCTACATGGCAATCCGTAACCAGTGGAATGACATCCATTTCATTTGGTTCAACAGGGCTAACGCCAGCAACTGCAACAGGCGGTGCGGTCACCGTAGCCGGGACATTGGCAACAACCAATGGTGGAACGGGATTAACAACGATCGGTACAGCGTTACAGGTACTTAGAGTTAATGCCGGGGCTACGGGCCTTGAGTATGGGACAGTGTCTGGTACGCCGGGAGGATCTAACACTCAGATCCAGTTTAATAACTCCAGTGCTTTCGGTGGTTCTGCAAACTTCACATGGGATGGCACGAATGTCCAAATTGGAGCGACAGGCGCATTACGCTTTGCAGATACGGATTCCAGCAACTATGTGGCGTTTAAAGCCCCCGGTACGATTTCGTCCAATGTCACTTGGACCCTCCCGAATACGGACGGATCAAGCGGCCAGTTCCTTAGTACAAACGGAACAGGAACGCTGTCATGGGCAACCGGCGGTGGTGGCGGTGGCGCATCCACGATCTTAGAATCCAAGCAAACGATCTCAAGCAATTACACGATTTCATCTGGCTATAACGGCATGTCGGTTGCGCCGGT